TCCATTTGTAATTAGGATAAATAATATCCCTACTGTAAACTTAACCACCCTATCTACCACCATATCCATGTTATTAAAATTTAATAATATTAGTACAATCTAAATTCATTGGATGAGGAATGCCATATGTCATTGTGTATCTACCATACTTAATCCAACAAGGAAGAGAAGATAGATGCTCTATATGCTTATTATACACCTTATCATGATCATATCCGTAAACACCATTTGATGTTCTACAAAACATAATCAATTCTTTTCCATATTTTTTCTGATCCAATAAAAAATAGTTTCTAATCATTTTTTAAAGTATTTATGTATCTCTTCTAACTCATCATTCGCATCAGCTAAATTTCTAATAGCATCTATTGCGTTGTTGTAAAAATCATCAGTTGAGTGATCGCCAATTCCTACAGGATGTTTTGTCATTAGATCCAAAGTTAGAATTGCTTTGCTTCTTTTTGATAATGAATTATGTAAAAGCATATCGTAAAGTTTATTCTTCATTTTGCTCATTTTCTTCTTCTTCTTTTAATCTTTGTTGTTTAATCTTTTTATATTTTGCCCTAGACTTGGATTCTCTTGAGGAACACCAATCTTCTACCTTAGTAGAAAAGAACCAATCGTTATCAACAGTAATAGCTTTGTTAAAATCACCTTGAATTATCTTATTAATGTTTCTTGATGATGGTTCATCACTTTTATTTTTATTCCTTTCCCTATAAACCCTGTTATAGTTTTGGTTTCTGCACTTTATTGAACAGTATTTCCTAAGTCTACCAATTATTCCTTCTTGCTCTTTCTTCTCAAAAGACTTATTACAATTCACACAAATCATTTAGTCTTCGGTTTGGGATTAGGGTTAATAGCTTCAAACAATCCTTTTAATACATCTTCGTCCATATTTATTCTGTTTTTGATTAATAATACTCAAATCTAAAACCCATGCCGGACAAATCCAAAATTATCTTTAAAAATATTATATTTTGATTTATAATCCTTTTTTACTGAAAAATGAATAATCCCCTCAACTGCTTCAATGGGTAGCACGTACCACGAATTAAATATTTTAAAATAAATGGCAAACCAATCTACCTCCTCCTTTGTGTAATCAATTTTAACATGACATTGATTGTCTTTCTTTTTTAGATACTCTGTAGACTTTACTTGAACCCTCTGTAAGACATTATCTACATCAATGATTAAATCATACCTTGTGTAATGTGAAAATGGCTTAGAAACGATGTATCCCCTCTCCATGCAATGTGTAGCGAATAAAGACTCAGAATACTCTCCTAATTTCATAATATACTTAGTCTAGCTTCATTCTCCTTGTCAATAATATAAGTATCCCGAACATACTCACCCAACTCTTTACCCAACTCTGCTCTTAAATGTTTATCTAAGATTAACTCCTTCATTGAATTAACCCACTCATCGCTATTACTACATAAATCAATATTAGCCTCTGTCCTGTTGTATGTTATTATGTCGGTACCAATAAATGGGGTATATTTTGCTCCGGCTTCTATTATTTTTAATTCACTCTTACATCTATTAAAATCATTATCAACTACAGATGCAATTGAAACATCCATTTCATTATAAAATGAAGCGTATTCGGAAACGTGTTTTCCTCCATCAAGGTGAAGATTATTAAATCTACCCTGTACTGTCATCACTTTTACTTGATGATTCCAAACTTTTTTACCAACATCTGTTTTAAAATCAACACCAAATAAATTAAACATAACATTCTTCCTTAAAAAACTATTAGTATTAATCCTTCGTATTGGAGTTTGTAGTGGATCCAAATCTTTATAATGAGTTGTGCTACCGGCATAACCAATAACAACTTTATCTTTATTTCTAGATTTACCCTTAACCTCACTCCATTGTAATTCATCATCATAATCAATAGCGTTTCTAGCAATTACTGTCGGAGTGTTTGGAACGAGACTCTCTATTTTAGATTTAAGATATTCTGTTGATGTCCAAATGTAATCAGCCATTGCGAGATTAGCCACAATACTACCCTTCCATGTATCATAGTCCACATCATCCCTCCAAACAATTGGATGGTAATCGGGAAGAACCCAATAGTCATCTATGTCCATGATTATTTTAATTCCCTTATCCTTAAACTTATCTATGATTTCTAAGTCATGATAATTATAACCCAATCCCCTGTTAAAAACTAGATAGTCATATTTGGACGAATCAATATTAGATTCATGATATGTATTTATCATATCAACTGAATGCCCTCTTTCTTTTAGCTTTTCAAATGGTTTTACCAATCGATGGTAGCTAACACCACTTGATTGAGATTTAACTATTACTAAGAATCGCATATTTTATTAAAATAATAAGTGATGAAACTGTTATAAGAAACGATGCTAGGACAAGGAATGCCCTAAACATATTATGAAGTTCTGTTTTACCAAACCTCAAAAGAAATTTTTAAATGAATATTGAGACATTAATGACTTCTTCATTATAAATGCCTTTTTGGGTTCCTTATCACCCTTTGGTTGAACTTCAATCCAATTGCTAGATGAAAGTATTATTAATTGTTTTAGCTTCTCTAACTCAATCCAATAAAACCTATGTCCATCATAAAAAACCCACCAATCAGCCTTACTAGAAAGCAATCCGGATGGCTTCCCACTCATGTATAATTCAATGAAGAAATTTCCTGTATCGTTACTTCTAACATCGTATTTAACCTCAACGCTTTTGCTTATTTCGGGAATCCAAATATCGTAATCAGAAAACTTTTTAGGAATCCGCACCGCACATTCATATTTTGTCCTAATGTAATCTAATACTACCTCTTCTCCCTCATGCCCAAACTCTAAATCTTGACTAAACGTATTTTGTGAATCCTTCATTTGCTATATATTTTTTTAATAATTTATACGGGAACATATCACCGCATTCGTTTATCACGTTTTCTATATTATACTCTGAACACCAATGCCTACAAAGCCAAGCTATAGCATCAAGCTGAGAGGCTAGGAGCCAATCAGTAGTTGATACAACATTTCTCAAACTATCTACCTTATCCGAATCATACTTATGCTTCACAAGCACCTTAATAATTAAATGACTATCATCATCATCGGATATCATTTTATCATTTAATCCAAACTCAATCATACCATTTAGATGAATGTATGCGTGAGCAATTTTAGTCTGAGCATAACTTTCACTATCAGCCTTTATCTTAATGCCATCAGTAAATACTCTTGGAATGTGTTTGCAATCAAATTTAACTGATGTAAGTTTTGGCTTGTAAATTGGAAGTTTAATCATTTCTTAAAATCTCATCTATTTGATCCTCAATAAAAGTATAAGATAGTTGATCATTGTAGTTGATTAAGCAATTAATTAGAATAATCATTGCTTCTTTTTTATCCATCCCCATCAAAACCTTAACTTGAGAATCATTTTCATAGAATGATAACATTTCTTCTAGCATTTCAACATTTATTTCAAATGGATTTTTCATACTTGCTTAGTTTAGATTTTACTTTAGTCCAATATTTAATTGTAGATTTCTTTTTATAACCGTAAGTACCACCATTCCAATTCCTTGCAATAATTTCCGAATCAGAATCATTGTGATGAAATTCCTTCCATATGTAATACATCTCTATTGATTTGGTGGCACTCCACCTATCCGAATACACATAACGTACTTTACTGCGTTGTTTTTTGAGTATTCTATTTATCTCATCTACCATAACCTCACGAATTTGGAGTAACCCGATGCTAGGGGTTTTCATATGCTTATCTCCTACTGCTGAAGAATCTCCATTGGATTCAACAAGTATTATACTCTGTAGTAATGTATCAATTGATACATCTTGATAGTCTATAGAGTAATAAGTTTCGTAGGGAATGTTCTCTATTGTTGCGTTTGGTGCTACTATAGCACTAAATAACGCTATTATTGATAATATTGTTTTCATGTTAAAATAGTTCTTCTTTGAATTTACTATTCTTCATTGCTTCGTCAAAGATATCAATTCCATCTAAGAAATACCTATTCTTGCTCAGATTGTACTGAAGCCTAAGATATCCCTTCTTAAAGACATCAAAATCTTTTACCTTTTGTGTTTTAACAATAACGGTTTTATCTTCTTCATCAGTTTTCTGATAAGGGCGCCAAACAGAACTTACAGTATCGGATCCATCAGCTATATTACCACCCCCTTTTTGCTTATACATATCGGGTTCGGGATAATTACCGGTTTCATCAATTGTCGGAGTTGTTTGATGATATACTATATGGTGACTAACATTAAAACTCTTAGAAAATACCTCCTGTCTCTTAATGAATGATGTTAAATACTGTAAATCATTTACTCCATTAGGTTTACTAACCTTTAAAAATGGATCAATAACTGTAATATTAACCTTATGTAGCTTAATTAGATTCTTGAATTGAGCCTCAATGCTTTCAATATCATGGTTTGAAGGGTAAACGTAAAACAATCTGTCATTAAATTGCTCTATCATTTTCTCACATTTTAGTCTAGTCGAATATTTCGGATCACAACCCAACATTGTTTTTACCCAATCCTTAACAAATTTGTTCCGAGGATAGTTTTCGGGAGAAAATACGGCAACCTTGGCTTCCGGATCTCGTAACAGTTTTATAAGTATCATGAAATACAACCAAGATGATTTACCCTCGTTTGAATACCCTGTCCATGAATGCACCCAACCCTTCTTCCATTTAAATATTCTATCATATTTATCAACAAAAGTTGTCTGAGCATTATTACCCTTGTTTATCCAATCCCAAAAATCAGCCTTATCATCATTAACTCCATCTGAATCTGCTAATGAATTACTTTCGACATATTCTACAATGTTTTTCTTCATTGTTCTAATATGCATTACAACATCCTTCTTTACCTCTTTGGATATGTTTGTCTTAATCACCACCAAATCATGGAGATGATCAATGTTTTCTAAGAATGAGTCAATCATTTTCTGCGATGGTTACTTTCCTATACTCACTAAGTACTGCTTTTTTATACAATGACTTGTAATTGCAATAATGAGAAGGTAAATGAACGTTTGTTAATTTCATCCAATCTCTTCTTATCATGTGATAAGTCTCCTCAATTCCATCAAACTCACTCCTCTTATTCAGAAGTAATTCCATGAATACTATTATCTGCATTCTAGCAGCCTTTTTATTTATTTGGTGTGATATTTTAGTCATATATGTATTTTTTTACTTTCTCTAAATCCTTCTTGTCCGTAATCTTAATGCTTTCTTCCGAATTAACAAAGATTTGTTTACAATTTGTTATTTTATTAATTGCAAATATCTCGTTACCCTTCAAAACTAAGTTTACGAATTTGTCCTCTTTAAAATGTTTAAAGTAATGGTGAATTAGTTTAAGTGTCATGTGTTTTCTTTTTATGGCAAACCTTGCATAAGACTTGCAATCCTTCTTTCTCCACAAACAATCGTTCGCAGAATAATGATAAATCTTTAAATGATTTTAATGTCCCACAAGGGACGATATGATCAATGTCAACTTCTTTTCTAAGGAACCAATCATTACAATCAGCACATTGATATTCCCATTTTGCCCTACTCTTTTTAGTAATGGCTCTTCTGTTATCTTTAGCCACTTCATTGTGTGGCTTCCATCCCCTCATATAACGCATTCTAAGCAACGATCTAATCCAACCAAAGAATGCTGCCTCAGTCATTGAGTTATTGTTCCTAGTCTTCTTAGAACGCTTCACTTAATGACTCTAAAGAACAACTCTATTGACAGGTTCTTGTAGAATGAATCGTAATGGATTGATAATAATGATTTGTAATTTATTTTGATAAAATCAAAGCCGTAGCAATCTTTATCTTTTATGTATGTTGTTAATAAATCTATTGTCATGGTTTTTTAAATTTTATGTTAATTCCGTATTGTCTTAATTCCTTAATCATATGATTTTTACCTATCATAGAACGCATAGCGTGTCCAATGGTTATTGATGGGTTTACTGAACTTGTGTAGTATCCATTCCTGTTGTTCATACCATTATACCCATCACCACCATCACATCCTACTAATCTTATCTCCTTAACACCTAAGTAAACAAATACACCTATTGCTCTACAAACAGTATCACCACAAGTAATAACAGTATTATCTATAGGTTTATGCATTAAGGATGTGTCGGGAATAATCTTATACCCTGTGTCACCTAAACTATCATATATGTAAGCACTTGATTCATCTACCTCATTTAATCCTTTAGACTTAATGGTAGAATCATACCTACTAACGAATAAATCTAAATGGCTATGGTTACTCTGAATGTCTTTAATATGTGTTCTATGAGAAACAACTATAGCATCCAAATGATTATCAAACTTATAAGCCATATTTACACCAACAGTAAATTTCCTATCCCAATGATTTTTAGGATAATAATCTAATGAGGCACCACTACCAAATATATATACTACTTTAGGTAGCTTACGCTTATAGTCTGATAATAACATTATACTCTTTCTACTAACTCGTATCCAATAGACTTCTCGCCACTCTTAATCTTATTAATGGCTATATCCATTTTGCGTCTTCCTCTGTTGATTGACTCTTCAGACAATCCAAAGACTTGACACGTGTACGGATATGTCTTTTCGATAGCAATAAAATAAAAATCAGCGGGATTAATCCCAAGAACATCCGCATAAAAAACCGCTTGTAAATCATATCCATATTTTATAATATCAAATTTAAATGTGCTACAATCTCCTGTTGTCTTAAAATCAACAACGTGTAGTATTTCCCCGTTATGGCTATAATGCTTGTCGGGACGGATCCGAAAATCTAAACCATCTCTCTTAGCATAAAAGCTATGCTCTGAATGAGCATCATAATTATCCTCTAAACTCCTGTAAAATTCATTTGAGTTTAGGCTATCATACATTTTACCTAGTCTAACAGAATCACCCTTTGTTAAAGCATTTGGGTTATCCTTTATAAACTCTTTGTACAATTTAGTTCGTTTATTGGAACAATCATCCGGAATAACAGAATACATCTTATTGAACTCTTTTATTCCTAATTCACATATATCGTGAAATTGTGTTCCAAACGTTAAAGCATCATTTGGCTCTAATGGTATTTTTGCCCTAGTTACCGAATGCTTATATACACCCTTCAGAAAGGACGAAGAAATAATCTCCGTCCCAACTGAATGATATAAATTATTAGATAGGTTAGGCAGTTGCTTTACTATCTCAAACATTAAAATGGGGGGTTATTGTCATTGACAAACTTTTTGCCATTCCCGACATAAACAACCGTCTCACCTTTCTTCTTATTCCCATGAGAAATAGAAATTGCTTTCCAATTCTCATTATCATCAGTATGATCAACGTCATCGTTAACCCAAATTGCAACATCAAGGTTCTTACCCTTCCATGCTTTATCCTTTAAGGCTTCTAAAGCCTCTAGGTTTAATTTTACTAAATATAAATTAGCCATAATTATAGAACTATTTTGTTTTTATTTAAAATATTTAATTGAACTTCATCTAAGGTGTATTTCCTTAAATTATCTTTAATGTATTCGGGATTGTTTTTGTATTGCTTTACTGCATTATCAAACCTATCCTTACTTAACTTCTCCTTTGCCTTTGGAGCAGAAGATTTAACACTAGCACTACTTGCTGCATTACCGTCATCATCCTCAGACTGTAAGCCTAGAAGACTACTTAATGTGTACCTACGCAAATATGTTACGGCTCCTCCCAATTTCTGTATATCAGCTAAATCGGGTAATTTCATAGAAGCCTCAACAAACTCACCACTATCAACACAAAAAATATAGGTGTAAACCAATACATCATTATCTGCTTTTGGTGGTTGTAGTAGCAGTAATCTATGCTTTTCTAATAGAGGTTGTAATTGCTTTATTAATGAATTAATATCGAAATATTTACTCTTATAAAAAGGATTCTTAGCATCCTTGCTAATAGCACCTATTTCATTCTGAAGAGCAAATAACTTTTCATTTATTGATTTGTTCATTCTTTCTTGTTTAGTGAAACATTTATTTAACTGTACAATGCTAAATAAAGATTTCTACAAATCCAAAAAAAAATTAAGTTAAAGTTTCTGTTTGAGTAATATTGTTATCTCCAATCCACTTTATTGTTTTGGTTAATGAAGATTGCCAATCTGTTCCTGTGTTATCCATTAAATCATCACCACTAAAACTTGTCCTAGCCATTTTTAAATCCATTACAACATTCATTGGGAAAAATTTTCCTTGACTACCGTTTAGTGTTTCAACGGTACCATTAACTATTGGCATTAATTTATCACCATATTTGTAATTACCGTAATGTGTTCCATCTAATCTTCGTACAGACGTTCTATATAACTCCATGTAACAAGCACAAAGTAAATGTTGTATTGTTGCATTCTCAACCCCTTGCCCCACACTAGTACCCCTAGTATCACGAAAAGTATCCCAACTCTTTTTTGCGGTAGAACCACTTTCTGATGTAAATGTTATATATCTTTTAGAACCCGTATTAAATAAACCCGAACCTATTTGTACTTCTTTTTTTAATTTACTACTAAAATTACCCGATTGAGTTATTGCGTATTCTTGTTTTTTAGGAACAAAAGAACTACTACTAACAAGGGGTAATAATTTAATATCTGTATAACTAACATCATATGTATCTGTGTATGGAGATGCTATTTCACTTTCATTAGCAGCAATAACTTTGGCACCTCCAAAAATATTCATACTTACATTTAAATCACTTATGGTATTCTGCCAATTTTCTGTCCCCGTTATACTATAATTAGTCCAATCGTTAATTTTATTGGTTTGTATATAAGTAGCGAACCAATCACTATCAAGGCAATCAAAAGTTTTTCTAAAAGTACTAGCTATTGTATCATTACTATTAGTTCTAGGTTTTGTTGTACCGTAATTACCTCCATTTTTATAAACTTGTGGAGCAACAAAGGGAAATCTATTTTTTACACCATATTCAAAATTATCTGTAGTTGCGCCAAAAATACCCAAAGGTGTAGACATACTAACCCAAGAATCTTCAAATGCCGGATCAGTAATATCCGGTGTAGTGTTTCCTCTTATAAACCATTCAAATCTATTAGCAAATAAACTACCCGAATTTAATATAAATTCAACCTCATAATCAGCTTCAGCCAATTCAAAATTACCTGTCTGAGATGTATATCCGGGTGAATAAGGATATAATCCTTGTCTTGCTCCTCCTTCCCAACCACCACCAAAAACGTATTCGTCTGTATGATATTGATTAGGATAACTTGGATAAGAACTATATGTTATAGTACCACTTGTCCACCAAGGCACTCCATTTTCTTTTATATTTATTGTAAACTGTATAGTACTTGTGCCACTAGCTGTAACTCTAACCGTTAATTGTCCTTGTCTTAATTGTAAATTAGGAACACCAAAAGCCTCTGCATTTATTCTTAAAATGCTTTTATTAATCATAGAAGTTGTATATTCAGATGATCTACCAAAACCCGTCTCACTTAAAACACCATTATCTGTGTAAGATAATTTTGGACTAAACATAACGGAAATAGCCTCACTTGAAATTAAACTTCTACCTAATGGACGAGCCTTGACTTCTGCTCTTACCCCCGTTATTTTTGAACTATCTATTGTACAATCATGAGAAAGAGGATAATATAAATATGGATCACAATAATCAACAACTAATCCACTAGCACTTAAATCAGCCTCAATAAATGATTTAGATAAATCTCTTGATTCGCCTAATACTTCATTACTTTTCAATACAACTGCTTCTTGAATATTAGATCCGCTTGGTTCCCATTCAGTAAATAAATATGTACCCGATGGATCATCGGCACCCAAATCCCTTACTGAATCAATGGTTGTGCTAGTTACCATGTCGTGATCAAACTCTTGCTCTACAATAATTTCTTTTAATGGGTATTGCATTGTCATTGTAGCATCACCATCAATTTTTAAAAAATCAACATTGTCAGTAACATCACTAACACTACCCGTAGATTGATTTGTTGTTATGTAATTAGTTTCGGTTGTTGAGTCTGATATCCATGTATCTCTTTTAAGTATTGATGGTGTAATTTTTAAAGTAAAATCAGAAATTCTAATAATACACCAATTACCATCTCTTTGATATATTGTTGCACCTAAAGATTTTAAAATCATTTGTAAAACTTCTTCCATATTCATAGAATTAGACTCACCTTTTAAAAATGTTTGATGATGAACTCTTGATCTAACGGGGAAAAATAATGAACTACTAACACTTTCTGAATTTTGAATATTAATGCAATAAAAAACATTATTTAAAACTCCCGTATTATAGATGCATTTCTCAACAACATCTACTATATTATGGTAACCAAATCTATCATTAAACAAATTAGATGTTGCTTGGAATACTTCCGGATCATCAAAGTAAGGTATATTTTTCAATAGATGTAATCCATCATATGCTCTTAATGATATGGGATAAGGAGGTGATGCAAATGGTTCTGAAAATAATTGTGAACCTATCCAACCTTGCCAAAACAAAACATTATTTTTTTTAAGCGTTACTTTAAATGCATCGTTTTCTGCTGCAAACAACTCAGAAAAATCATCAGATAAACTCTCCTTATAAAAAGAAATATCTAAATAACTTGCCCTAAATGGAGATAAAATGTCATCATCAACTAAATTGTAATTAAGCCGTATAGGACTCCCTGTTCCTTTTAATGTCACCTCTTGATCAAATAAAATAAATTTACTAGCAGTAAACTGTACTCCCAATAACTGAACTTGAGTAAGTCCCGTTGTGGTATTAGTTAATCCTCCGGTTTCACCTACATATGCATTACCTAATGAAATTAATAAATCATCAACATAGCCTTTAATCAACACATTGCCCCCCGAACTTTGAGGCATATCAGCGTATATCACACCTTGAGCGGGCATTGATGTCGGATCATTTGCTTTTGATCTGTATATTACTCCCGCTTCAATATAAACAGGAGTACCCTTATAAAGCAATCCTTGATTTAGATTATAACCACTTACATAAACATTATTAGTTGTGCTTAAATTTTCTGTTTCATATTTTTTAAATATTTCAAGTTTGTAATCATTATACTCTCCCGAAATAATGTCATCAAACTCTAATGTGTATTTTTTACCGTATATAGCCATATTTTATCCTCCTATTGATCCTTGGAATCTGTTTGTTCTATTAAGTGCCGTAACTAAATCATTACCGGCTAATCTAAATACTTGTTCTCCTTGTATTGCACCCATCATATCACGAAATCCTCCAACTCCCGAACCGGAATTTGCACCCCCTCCGGCATCTCTTGCGTGAGCAGCGTTCTTTAGGTTCTGTAGCTTACCTTTTCCCGACTTAACTAAACCCGCTCCAACACCAAGCATTACTGCACCAATAGCAGCACCCGCTATAGGATTCATTGTTAATGTTTTTAATCCAATAGCTGTAAGAATCATACCCTGTCCAATCGCCATCATAGCTTGTCCTAAACCAACTATAATACCGGCAAACGCTGCTTTTGTCTGTTCGGCTTGTTCTTCCTTACTTAATGTAGCATCCGGAGGAGTTAACATTTGATCAAAAACTTGATTTAACGCATTGACAAATGGTTGTAGTAAATCTTGTAATCCAATAGACATTTCTCTTACTTTCTTAAAAGTAACGGCTTTCATTACTTCTACTGTTTGAGATGCTCTTTCACTAAATTTTTTACCTATTCTATCCCACATATCGTCAACACCCATTAATGCTTCTGATGTTTCATTAGCAAATGCACTTCTAATAACGTGTCCTGTATCTAAATCAAGTGTTTTTTCAAAAAGTTGTTTTCTACCTAAAATTGGATTAATTTGTTGAGTTTCTTTTTGTTGTCCTTCCCTAATTTCTTGTCTTGCTATTTTACCCTCTAATTTTAAAACATTTTCTAGTGCTTGTTGCATAGCAACTAGTCTGAAAAGCTGAGTTCCATACTCCTCGCTAGTTATTGCTCCCGCTATTGCTTGTTTTTCATATATTGGTAAAAGTTCTTTTTGTTTTGATATTAAGAGTTCTAATTCAGATGAATCTTTTCTATTAAATCCTCTAGCTTCATCCTCAAGTTTATGTCTATCTTTAATTTGTTTTTCCTCATCTAATATTAAATCAAGAGCCTCTTTTTTTAATTTATTTAACTCTTCTTGTTGCCTTACTTGTTCTTTAGTTGCTTCATTAATCTTTACTTGTAATTTTTGAACTTCAGTAGAATAATAAATAAATGCTTTTCTGTATTTATCTTCATCCGCTCTCTCTAAATTACCTTCTTCTAAAAGTTTTTTTAATTCAGTTTCTTTCTGAACCATTGAAACAAAAATGGCATACTCTTCTTTAGATAACACTCTACTAGCATCCCTAAATCTAATATTCATTTCAGAGAGAAGATTAAGAAAATACTGAGTTTCTTTTATTTTCTCAAGTTCTTTTCTATATTCTTTAATTTCTGCTGCCCTAATAGCATCACCCGCTAAGAAATCAGATAAATCACCAAGTTTTAATATATTATCAATTATAGTAAACAAACCACTTAATGTTTCCATTCCCTTAATTAAAACAGGAATAACAACATTTCCCATGCTCTGCTCAAATTCAAGAAATTGAGCTTCTAATGCCTTAACTTTACCCGCATATGTGTCCATTGATCTAAATGCATCCCCCAATATTCCGGCAGATGACATTGAACGCATTATAATGGCTAATCTAGCAGTAGTTTTTATTGTCTCGCTTGTATTCTGTACAGTTGTCTTTATACCCATATTGTATAATTCAACTTGTAATGCAGCTTGTTTTAGGTTTATACCAAACTGATCAAGAACTTCGGGAGAACCCGCTAGTGCAGCTAGAAATCTCTTTTGTGCATTTGCATCAGCTATACCAAAGAAAGAAGCCAAATCAACAGACATCTTTTGTAGATCCACCGACATTTGTGATGATGCCTTACTAGCAAATCCTAATCCCGTAAAGAATGCTTGAAAAGAAACCGCTCCCCTTTTCATTTCAGAAGTATTTCTTTTTAGAACTGTAGACATTTTAGATAAACTAGCTTCAGTTTCAGAAGCCATTACACCAAATGATCTAGAAAAACTTCTATTTACAGTTTCCACTTTACCCGCTTCTGTTGCCCAATCCTTGAACATACCTAGAAGTTGAGCGCCCATAAATGCAGTAGAAAAAGCAGTAACCATGTTAGATAATTGCTTAAATCCGGCTTGAACTTTTTTGACACCGTTATTAAAGTTTCTTGTCTTTAATATTGCTTCAAAAATTAGTCTATTCTTTTCAGTCATAATACAAATTTAATTAATATTAGATAGGTAGTTTCATGTACTTTCCTTTTAAAGCATCCATCTCTTCCTTTGTAGGTAATGGGGTTTTTGATTCACTACTAAAATCGTGAGGTAATTTGAATAAATCTTTTGGATTAATTGTCTTTTTTCTACCCATAGCGCAATTAGCTACCATAGTAGACTGATATCTAGTTCTGTCCCAAGATTGGTTTTGGTTGTGTGTCCATGCTTCCATTAGTCTAACAAAATCTGCCCACGTTAATAACCAAAAAACGTCGGGTGATAAACCCAACGTTCCTATTCCTTGATCCAATATGTCATCGAAAGTGATTAATTTTTTTTTAAATCATCTTTAGTTGACTTAACAATGTTTCTTGACATTCCATTATTAGAATCATTACCTAAATTCTGAGAAGACATCATGGTTTCCATTACCTTATTGGTGTCCTCACTACTGAGTTCCATTGCCCAATCATAGAAGTCATGTATGTTGTAATCAACATCCTTATTATTCTTCTCATCATAAGCTACGCATCCCGAATATAATAACCAACATAATGCCTTTGCTTGTCTTCTATCTGAGAAAACCTTATCCATTTCAGTTAGATTAATATCTAACCCATCGCAAAATATTGCATAAGTATTCATATTGAATACCAATCCTCTTTTCTTGCCACCAATGCTGATGATACAAGTACCTCTGTGTTTGTTTGTTGCCATAAAATTTAATTAATTAGTTAATTATTAAGGGTAGTTAGAACTTACCGGAGTAAGAGTACTGTAAACCAATGCTCCGGATCCTGTTAGGGAACCGCTATAACTTACCGGTTGTTCTGCTTCAGCACTTTGCTCTAAAGAGGAAAGAATTGCATCACCATACCAAAATCCACCATCCTTTCCGAAAGCTACCTTTAAGGTAGTTCTATCAGAAAAGTAAGTATATAAAGGAACAAATCCATTTGCAGAAGCATCATCTCCAAGGCTCAGAAGAGCCTCAAAGTCCATTGAGAAGCTACGAATACCCGCCATTACTTCTGTCCAAGCATTACTATCTTTAGTAGATATGTCCGGAGTATCAGCAGATATTGATAGACTAGCTGACTTAGCTAATCCTATTGGTACCCATACTTCTGAGCCTACCGCTCCTTGAGGTATGTAAAGTGTTAATGAAGTTCCGTTAATTGCAGCCATATTGTTAATTTTAACTCAAAGATAAATAAAAAAATAGATATAATTAACTAACTACTCCCGTTACACTAAAATCAGCATTAAAGAACATTGCTCCTTCATTATTAGCAACTAACTCATACGAAGACACCTTACATCTACCAACAAAAACTGAGTTCATGTTTATATCTAAAATCTGAAATTTAACTTCCTCCCCTGTTATTATTAAATCATCTAAACTAGTTGATGGGTTTGGATCAATAGCACCATCTTCCCAATTAACATCAAATAATTGCCAATAATAATCTGTTGTGTCCCAACTTTGAAAAACCTTATTTAAACTGAGTAATCCTTCAGCAGAGAATTTTGAAGAACGATATCCAACCATTGACTCACTCCATCCGGATAAAGAAGAGTCATAAATAATATCATCCCAATTTAAATCAGCAACCTCCCAATTTAAATTAGCAGTCTCCCAATAATAACTTTCTCCGACAATAGAAGCCGTAGGTACTTTAGTGGATACATCAACCATATCCCCATCAAACGAAAAACTGTGAGATTTTGAAAATAAAAGCCTATCGTCATCAATATATAAAAGGAGACTACTTCCATTCATTAACTATTACTTATTACCTCGGCATCAAAGAATAATGATTTAGTATAGTAATCATACTGTCCATCATCATCATTTAAATACCTTTGACTAGTTTGTTTAAATATAAACATTGTGTCACTACCAAAATTAGAACTAGCATCATGTGTTCTAATCAATTGTGTAATCGAATTTGAAATATCATCACAATCGTCTTGCCCACCATAGTTCAAAGGAAATTTGGTGTGAACTTGTATCTCTACTTCATGAGTACCGTAAAACCTATCCTTTAAACTAGTGTCAGCAAAATTAGAAGACTGAATAACAATATAAGGATATGATGTGAGATCCGTTGGTTTTGCAACTACAGGAACTCCACTTGCATCATGAGTTATATTCCCATCTAATTGAGAATAAATATATGCTCTTACATCCTTACTTGTATCATTCATATTCCTCTAAACCTTCTAGATATTTATCAAAGAGAACCAAAAAACTTGGCTTTATCCTAAGATGCTTTATATCTTTTATGTTGATTTTATCCTTAATTACACTAAACTCATCTGACTTATCATAGAAGTCGTTCAAATCCTTATTTACAGAGGCTATAACGTCTTCGTTTGTCTCGGATAGTGTTAGTGTACCATTCTCCTCTAAAGTGCCGTAAACCTCAAGCATTTGCTTCTTAGCATCTACCATTGATTGTGAATCTGATTCAATTTTCTTTATTGCCTTATTTAATAAATAAGTTAAATCAAATCCCACGCCCTCTTGTGAAGATTCTATTGCATTAGTTAGAAGAATTAATCCTTTGTGATAATCTTCTGCTTCCTTAAATGTGATTGTTTTATTCTCAAACATTGTCTGTTATATTAATTGTTATACATTCATTTTTACTCATCTTTTGGTATAATCTCTTAAATGCTGATGTACTGCTTGAACCGTTATTGCTTTGGCTTAGTCCATGAGCATTAGATTTTATTCCATCGTTTAGGAGTAGACAACCATCAGAATTTGATGTGTCATTTCCTATATGCAAATATACATAGTTAAAGTCTTTTACGTCTTGTATTTCAAAATGATAATCAAACCAATCAAATTTTGCCCTATACTTTTTGGTTAATCCACTTAATACTTCACGTTTTTTAATGTCATAAAAGCCACAGGGAATCCTTGTTTCACCTTTAACTTTTACATCTCTATACTCATCCTCTAAGACAAAGCATTCAAACTCACCATCCACAAAAAGTAATCCTAAAGTAGAATCACTTTGTGAACTAAATCGCTTTAACTCTAAATTCATGCTGATGCGTCAACCGATGGATCAACCCAATCACCTACAATCACTAGGTTTAAATCCTCTGCTATAATAGTATAAACGTAATCATCATCAGCACCCCAATCAGAGTATTGCGAACCACTAATACCGAGGTTACCGTTTGCTACTTGATAACCTTCTTCTGTTAGCAGTTGCCAATAAAAAGAGGCTGCTTGTCCTAAGGTGACACTTGTCCCTTGTGCTTGTAATTTTACGGCAGTTTTCGTTGTTCCATTCTGCCATACATCTATTGGTTCTATTTGTTTCATAATTTACTCTTGTTTTAATAATGTAGGTAATGCTTACCCTTCTAATGTTTCAATTCTTGCTTTTAAATCTTCTATAATGGTTTGTTGTTCTTGGATTGCTTTGACTAATAAAGGATACCATTCTAACTGATAAGTTTTATATTTTTCGCCCGTTGTTTTATTTATTTCACTACTATCAATCATTGAACCCGACAAAGCCTCTTCCATCTCTTGAGCGATAAAACCTACTTTTAGCTCTTCAAGATTAGATTTATACTTATAGTATCTTGGCTTCATTAATAAAACCTCTGATAACCCTTTTGTATAATCTGTTATTTCTGTTTTTAAATTTACATCAGATGTTATTTGTGTTATGCTTGTCGATGTTGAATGTATTGCACCCGTTCCCAAAACATAAAATGTTCTTGAATCACTAGCATTTAACCCCGTAAAATTAAAATAATTATTATTACTAACTTTTGCACCAACACCATTAAGTCCACTTACAAATGAACTTAATGCTGCTGAATCAACTGCCGCTCCAACAATTACAGAACCCCCCGATGAGATGGAGAGTGCAGCATTAGAATTAACTCTAAAATCCATTACTCCCGTGTCTCTTGTATAACGTATTCTCCCTTCGTATTGCCCCGTTCCCGTATTAGAACTTGCAAAATTAATAGTTGCTTGTGCTGAGTTTCCTTGCCATAGCGTTAATTGTGGTGAAATACCACTTGTTCCTTTGCCTATAACTAAAGATGAAGATGTGCTTCCGCTACCGCTAAAACTATCGGGTGATAAATTATCAATCCCTACTGCACCCACCGATTTTATGCGCATTTTTTCATTACCACCAATTAAAAAAGCATGATGACCAAGTCCTCCACTCTCAGTGTCTTGCGCATCGTAATCAACACCACAATCATTCTGTCCGCCAGGATTACTAGTTGATATTTTTAAACCCCTGCTATCAGTACCACCAAGGATAAGTTGAGCAGAATTTTGGGCGCCTTTTATTTGTAATTTTGTATCGGGCGAAGTAGTCCCAATACCTACGTTGCCGCCATCTTTAATGGTTATTGCAGAAGTTGCATTACTATTATACCAAATATCTAGTCTATCATCATTATATACGGGTTGAAACCCAAACTTTTTACTAGAACCACCATAAACTTGTTCTATAGTAAAACTTGAAGAAGTATTTGAGGTGCCTTTTAAATGTAATCCCGTTTCGGGCGAAGTAGTTCCAATACCCACGTTACCCCCCGATGAGATGGTGAGTGAATTTGTTAAACTACCTCCAACGGGACGTGTATAAAACTCTAATGCCGTACCAACGGTATCTGTATCTGCTACTGCTTTAATTAA